ATTTTCCCGGCAAAGGGACTATTGCACACCGTGTACCGTGGGCTATTCTTCCGTCGCGCCAGCTCCAACTGCACACGATCCCATTCCGCAGGGGCGATGATTGCCTCATGGCTATGCTCCACATAGTACTGGGGAACCTCACCCTCGTTGATCTTCGTTTTCTTCTGAAGGAAATCCACTGTAAAGGATTTCTGCAATAATGCGGAGCCTTTGTATTTCTCGTTACGGAGGATGCTCTCCACCGTGGCTTTTTGCCATACAGTTTTCTTTGCCGGAGTGGGAATGCCTTGCTGCGTTAGATGTCGTGCAATGGCATTGGTGGATTGTCCTTCAATGAACATCCGGTAAATGGTGCGAACAACATCCGCTTCCTCCGGTACAATCTCCGGCAGACCGTTTGCGCCTTTGCAGTAGCCGAGGAAATGGCCGTAAGGAATGCTGACCTTGCCATCTGCAAACCGCTTCCGCTGTCCCCAGGTGACATTCTCAGAAATGGATCGGCTCTCCTCCTGGGCAAGGCTACTCATAATCGTAATCAGCAACTCACCCTTAGAATCCAGGGTCCATATGTTTTCCTTTTCAAAGTAGACCTCCACACCGGCATCCTTCAGTTTGCGGACGGTGGTGAGGCTGTCCACGGTATTTCTTGCGAAGCGGCTGACCGACTTGGTTACAATGAGGTCAATCTTGCCATCCAGGGCATCTTGCACCATACGATTAAAGCCTTCACGGCGCTTGGTGTTGGTGGCGGAGATGCCTTCGTCAGTGTAAACGCCAATGAACAGCCAATCCGGTCTGTCTTGTATGTAACGGGTGTAATAATCAACCTGTGCTTCGTAACTAGTCAGCTGCTCTTCGCTGTCCGTAGACACACGGGCATAAGCAGCCACTCTGCGCAGTTGTTTGGATTCCTTCGGCAACCGAGTGACGGGATTGATGGTTGCCGGGATCACTGTAATATTCTTAGGTGCTTGCATGATGCGACCTCCTTTCCAAATCTTTCTGTCTGGCGGCTTCTTTCATTTCCGGTGTCCAGCTTTGCCGCCGGGAGCGGTCTTGCCATCGTTTAACGATTTGTTCTCCGCTTGTAAGGGTAAGTACCAGGGTGTTGTCATCGCAGGCTTGCAGCGCCGTTATTTTACCGATACCGCCAACCTCGTCGACAATGGCTTCTAAAATACTCTCCGGTATTGCCTTTGAGGGGCAGGCTGCTTTGCCATAGGTATTGTAAGTCGTGCATATCCAAACGGGGCCGGTTTCCTTGACCTTCCTGCGGTAGTGCTTTCCACACCCGGCGCAGATCAGTTTGCCGGAGAAGGGGTATTCCTTCCGCTTCTCACCGGGGTGCGTATGCTTTTCTGCCCGGCGCTTCATTTCCTCCTGCACAGCGTTAAACGACCGCAGAGGAATGATTGCTTCGTGGCAACCTTGCACATGGTACTGCGGCAAGGCTCCGTTATTCGGCTCGTCCCGCTTTGTGAGGTGATCCACCCGTCTGTACTTTTGCAAAAGCAGGTTTCCGGTATATGCATAGTTTTGCAGAACGGCGGCAACGCTGGTCTTGCCCCAATCATTGCCAAACCTCGTGGGGATGCTATCTGCATTCAAACGCTTGGCAATGGCCGTCATTCCAGATCCTCCAAGGTATTCCGTAAATATCCGGCTGACAATTTCTGCTTCTGTTGGCTCAACGACTAAAGTGCCGTCTTCGTATCGGTAGCCAAGCATCGTGCCGTTCCAGGGCATTCCGTTTTCAAAGTTGCGACGGATGCGCCACTTTTGGTTCTCGCTGGCAGATAAGCTTTCCTCCTGGGCATAGCTTGCCAGGATCGTCAGCATCAGTTCTCCGTCAGCAGAAAGGGAGTGGATGTTTTGCTCCTCAAAGAACACATCCACTCCCATGTTTTTCAGTTCACGAACGGTTTCCAGCAGCGTCACGGTATTGCGGGCAAAGCGGGATATGGACTTGGTGATGACCACATCCACCTTGCCTGCTCTGCAATCCGCCAGCAGCCGCTGAAAGTTTTCTCTGTTGTCCTTGGTGCCGGTCAGTGCCTCGTCTGCGTACACACCAACATACTGCCAGCCACTATGGTTTTGTATCAGTTTGCTGTAGTAGCTGACCTGGGCGGACAGCGAGTGCAGCATCGCATCCTTGCCGCTGGAAACACGAGCGTAGGCGGCGACCCGTATCAGCTTGGGAAGCTGCGCTTTGGGGAAACGGGTCTGGGTTACGATTCGCATATTACTCCTCCTTTGTATCATATTGGGGTAGTTCATATTCGCTCTAGCCGGCACATATATCAAGCACTTTCTGCGAAAATACTATCCGAAGATAGGCCGTACTTTTTGGTGAGTATAGTGCGTATGTGACAATACTCATCCTCGTTGAAAACACCCTGGTTTTTGAGATTTCGGTACAGCGCCAGGGAGGTGCGGTAGAGAATGAGATTGCCGGGGGCATACTTATCCTGCCCGTCGGGATGCACGGTAGCATTCCCGGCAGCAGTATTTGCGGCCTGCATTGCCATAGCTCTCAAACTCCTTTCCGCATTGCTGGCAGGTCAATTTGTAATAGGCCTGCTTGTTGACTTCTTCTTTGTGGCTGTTCCAATACGCCATCCGGCAGCTATCCGAGCAGAACTTTTTCTCCCGGCGACCCTTCGGCTGCTCGATCCGCTTGCCGCAGTGCTTGCACACTTTGATGCCGGAGATATGCCGGTGGCGGTGGATGTAGGAACGAACGGTGCTGGGAGACAGACCCAGCTTGGCAGCGATCTCGGAAGGCGCGTGTCCTTCCAGCCGCATATTGTTAATGGCGATTTGATCTTGCAGTTTCATTGTGACACTCCTTCCGTCTAACTGCAGGAGGGAGGATGACCCCAAAGAGCCACCCTCCCCAAATGGATTATTCTTCAGGCTCGGCAACGGGAGTGCCACTGACCTTCAGCATCTTAACAGCATCCGGCAGTACCAGCTTGGCATCCACACGCTCGGTGGTGATGAAAGCTACCTGGCCGCGATCCGCATAACGTTCCACCAGACGCTTGATGACACGCTTACCGCGATCGCCGATCCAGAAATGCTGGAAGTCGCCAAACATCACAGGGATGCTGCCGGGGGCCACATCATCCATGGATTTGCAGATGTAGATTCGGTAACCGAACAGATACTCCGGCTCGCCCTCCTGCAGATTGTTTTTCCACAGAGGTCTGCCGTCGTAGTGGCGAATTCGATGCAGCGTTCTGAGCGCATCCTCAGACATCAACCACACGGCATTCTTCCGGTAGGGCTGCTTCACAGAATGTTCCAGATTGATGATATCGTCCAGGGTGATGTCGCCATCAGCATCAGACATCGTACCCACGGAAGCCTGGTACATAAGACCCAAAGGCTTGCCCTTGCCGTTGCCACGGATAAAGGCCTCTTCTTCCGCTTCGCCGATCCGCTCGGCATAGATCTTGCGGATATATTCCTCAATATCCACACCGCCGTCTTCCAGCATTTCATCCGATACCCGGATAGAGGTTGCCAGCTTGTACGCATCCAGCACCACCTCGCCGAAGTCGGCTTCATTGATACCCCAGGGTTCACCTTCTCTGATCCAGGCGGCATCACCGATGCCATTGGCCACAGGGATATGCATTCTCTGGGTAGTGGGAATTACTTTGGCAATCTGCCGGATCACATTCTTCTCCGCCAGAGCCTGAACCAATTCTGTATCGTATGTATCCGGCACCAGGTAGCCACCGGCACCGTCGCTGCCCGCCTTCAGACCGTTCTGAGGCATACCGGTGTGCATATGCTCCCAGAATGCTGCGTTGTAAGCCGCAGCCTGCTTCTTTGCTTCGGCAGAAGGGTCGACCTTCTTACCTGTGATCTGTGCCTCCAGTTCTTCCAGACGGCGCATTGCCTCCGCGGCAGTTCTAACATTACTCAAAATAAAATCCTCCTGAAAATTAATAGTATTTTTGGCCCATACGGGCGCGGAGCAAGCGCTCCATAACATCGTCCTGGGGAGTTTTGCCACTTAACTCCCCAGCGCAGTTTTCCTTCACGACCTGGAAGATCTGAAACCAGGCGGCATTGGCCTGCTTCATATACTCCCGGCCCATGGTGACATAAGGGGACGAAATAACGGTGCCTGAAGGCTTCTTCGCAAGAAAGCCAAACTCAGACACCGCTTCTTCACATTGGATCCAGCGCGCCACACTCATGGCGTACTGTTCGATTTGTTGGCTGGTGACCAGCTGATCGCATTT